AGTGGCCCCTACTGGGTACTGAATGACTGTTTTAATGTCTTGGTCCATTGTGACCTCCTTTAGTTGAATGAGAAGGGAAACCGTTGGGTCTCCCTATAGTGTGTCCTAATTAGTTAGGCTTCGGCTGTTGCTTGATGGTGACCCCATTAGCCTCATAGATTTTCATGATAAGCTGCTGGGTAAGTGGGTCGTTCGGCACAAGCTCCTTGGTGGAGTTCATCAGGCCAGTCATGTAGTCGCGCTCAGTCGGCTTGTTGGGTGCTGTAGCAACACCGTAGGCGTTCTTAGCGGTAGCGATGACGTTCCCTACGTAACCCAGAGCCGGAACCTGAGACCCTAAGTTGCCCGCAAGGTTGCTCGACTCAGCTCGACCTTTGGACGCTCCGTCTTTCTTCTGGAACTGTTCCTCCTTGGGTAAGATGGTGGAGCGCAGCATGTTGGCGTCTTGGAACCCAGCGGCACCTGCCATCATCGAAACGATAGACAGCGGGGCACCAGTGTGGGAACTTCGAGTCAACGCTGCGTAGCCCAGCATGGTCGGGTTCAGGGCTTTCTTCAGGTAATCCTTACGCTGAGACTCTTGGAGGCCGTAAGCCTTCACATGGGCCTGCATCGCAAAGTAAGTCCCAGCGATACCCAGAGACAACACGTGGGTCAGCGCCATGTCGATAGCGCGGTTGTTCTTATAGCCCTCGTAGAAGGACCGAATGAACTTGGCGTTGAGTGACTTGATGGTGAAGTTCTTGAACTGCATAGCCATCTTGACACCAGCACCATACGCCTTGGAGTCCTGCTGGGATACCTTGTGAGGGCGCAGCATGGTCTCGTCGGCAACCTTATCGGCAAGACGCCACAGGTCCATCGCTCTCGGGTCCTGACTGAAAGCCTTCTTGTCCTTGATGGTGAACTGACCGTTAGCGTCACGGGTCGCGTGGTCGACAAAGAGTTGCTTGATTCCCTTCCACTGCTCAGGACTGATAGAGGCAGCTTTGAGGAAGTTCTCTTTGCCGAACTTGGAACCCTTACCGCCTAGCGCCGCACCAGCCACATCACCGAGCACACCCTGACGGGCAGTGTCCAGAATATAGTTGGCCGTACCGTTCAGCATCTTGGTCCAAGGGGAACGAGCCGACAGCTCCTGAGTGCCGAACTTAATGGTACCAATGACTGACGCCATGGCCCCACTGGTATCGGAAGCCTCACGGATTCTCTGCACGATGTCCTCACGCCCCGGACGGATTAACTGGTCGAGTTCCTTACCGAACAGCGCCCCATGGAGTTCACGGAGTTCGCTACCGGACACCGGAGAGGTTCTGGTGGCTAGGTCACGCAACGTTGGGATACCGTGGAGCATCGCCTTAACGTTACCCTTAGCCAGCATCCCAGCAATCTCTGTGAGGTTCTGCGGACCCATGTAGAAGTTCTTAGCGAAGAACGCTAGGTCATTCAAGGTGCGCATAGCGGTCTCAAAGGCTGTATCGTTGTTACGACGAGCACGTCCAGTGAGAATCTTAACGGTATCCTTCAGTGCTTCCACTTCACCCTTCAGTTGTCCCTTACGTTCGGCCCGCTTGTCTAACGCCATGATTTCGTCCTTGAGCTGCTGCGTGGTCTTACCGCTACCGCCCATAATGGAGATATCACCGTTAACTCGACGGTCGTACGCTGGGATAATCCGTGCCATGTCGAAGTCCCTCAGGTCGTTGACACTGAAGGTCGACCCATCCGGCAAGGTAACCGGGAGGTCGCTGTCGAACATGTTACGGGCCTCAAGGAACGAGTTGTTCTCTATACCGACCAGACCTGTGATGTTGTCGTCAATGACACTGGATGCCGTGAAGTCCTCAGTATGGCTGATACCGTACGCCTTATCCATAGCGTGCTTCTGGACCACCTCAGGTGTCACTTGGTCAACCGACTTGTAGCCGTTGAGTTCCATCAGGTACTCGTCTACACGTGCCTTGACCTCAGGTCGCACTCGGTAACTGGTAAGCCAGCTCTGAGCGATTGCCTGTTGGAGTCCCTCGGGTCCACCCAGCTTCTGCATCATAAGTTCCTTGGCACCCCTGTCGTACACGTTAGGCACGTATGTACCCTTGTGTCGACTACCGGGGAAGATGCTCACGGCGTTGGCGTTACCGAAGATACCCGGCTGTTCCATCAGTTCACGCTTGGTGTCGAAGTGCTCTTTCAGTAGGTCCATCACCTCACGTTCACCTTTGGTCAAATCAGCCTGTAACTCTGGACGCTCAATCGCCAAGGCGGCACGCTTGTAGACTTCCTGACGGATAGCTCTACGCGACATCTTCTGCTCACCCACGGAGAACTCTGGGTCCTTCATGGCACGGTCAACAGCGTCATACAGTTGGTTATACATCCGCTGGTCGGTCGCGTGGAGCCGCTCATGGATGTCCGAAGCGGTCGCACCGAACTTACCACTAGACCCTGATTGCATCCCTGTAGGGGAGCGCACGAGGTCCTGAGCGATTGCACGTACACCAGCATCCTTGGACCCTAAGGTCTTCAGGCCAATCTCAGTGAACCCACCGAGCTTAATACCGGGAGCTGCACGCTCTGGGTCAATCTCTGCGAAGTCACGTTGAGTCCTTGGGTTAAGCGGGTTGGTATCGCTCAGGATGGAACCGTTGGCAAGAACCACTGCGCCCTCTTCGGTCGGGTGGTCGGCAAACGGAACACCTCTGTGGTCCTGCTCGAACGAGAAGTTCTCTGGAGGCAGTGTCGAGGTATCATGACCACCAGTGTTGATGGCAGTCTCTCGGGCTTCCATACGGAGTGCTGGTCCAGCGAACTCATTCACAGACTCGACGCCACGTGCCTTACGGATACCAGCAGCCACAGCGTCACTAAGGGCAGACATACCTGCACCAAACAGTAACCCGCCAAGTGCTGCATCAGCGTAGTGAGCTTCACCGCCAGCTACTGACGTACGGATGCCTTCGGAGGCAACGCTGAGTGCCCCAGCCTGTGCGCCTACTCGCAGGGCCTTATTGACCACCTTGAGTCCCTTCCCGGCCACACCGACCAGAGGAACATAGCTGAGCGGGTCTACACCAGCACCAACGATACCAGCAGCGAGTTTCGCACCAGTACCAGCCTCAGCGGCCCGTTGGTCAGCCTCGAAGTTATCCTTGGCCAGTTTGATGAGCGCGTCCCAGTTCTCACCGTCACCACCAGTCACCACACCGTAATAACTCGGAGGTAACCCGGAGTCGCGCAGCTTCTGCAAGTCCTCCTTGGATGGTACGTAAGAGTTCCAGCGAGTCGGAGTCATCGTGTCCTTGAACACATCGTACCCATCGTCAGCACGTGCAGCACGGAAGGCCACACCCAAGGTGGAGTTCTGAATCTGAGCCTCAGCAGCATCCCCGAAGCCGAAGAAGGTGGACCGAGCATTATACTCGTCGAGAGTCGTCCCGGTCTTCTCCCAGAAGTCCTTAGCGTATGGTGTGTTGGGCGCTTCCTGCGCTACACCCTCAATGTCGAACCCATGGGACTCCGGCAGTTCGGTACCAACCTTTCCAGCCTTAGCGATGCCCTTGAAGGCATCCTCTGCGGGAATCCCTTTACCCTTTGGGGTGATGCCGCCGAACGCTTCCAGAGCGCCAGAGTTGGGACTCTTAGCCACGTCCAGCAGCTTGCGCATGTAGTTGCGTCCTTCCTCGGAGATAGACCCGAAGTCGCCCTTGTCGTACGCTTGTAGCTGGGGAGCACCCGCTGGTCCTTCCCCTTGGTTGTACGCTAGGGCCGCTTTCAGCTCATCCCCGTTGTACTTCTTAACGAGGCTCGCAAGCAGCTTAGCGCCAGCGTCAATGGCTAACTCTGGGTTGTAGCGCCCATCGTCGTCACCGTCTGTCACGTTAAGGCCCATCGAGCGGGCCGTGTTGCGAGTGAACTGCATGATGCCCTTAGGGCCAGTCTTAGAGACGGCCTTAGGGTTGAAGCTGGATTCGTTAAACGATAACTTACGCAGGAGGTCATAGGAGACCCCATGAGAGTCTGCTGCCTTCTGGAAAATGCCATCGTAATCGCTAGGTTTGGACTTATCGTAGCTCATGTTGTCTCCTTAATGGTTATTGGTCACCACCTCCATAGATGAACTTCGGAGTGGCTTTACGTTTCGCACGGACACGCTCACCAGCGGCCTTACGGGCCTGAGTGGCTGCGGAGATAGGTGCACGCTTGGTTGCTTCCTTCAGTGCCTTCTCTTCGGCTTCCTTAGCCAGACGCTGCTGCTGTTCCTGATAGGTACGGGTCAGTAGCTCCTTGTCGTATCGGATGCGTACAGTACCAGTGGTGTCCATCATGTAGATAGAGTCACCCTGCTGGTACATCGTCAGCTGCTTGTTGGTCACCCAAGGGTTAGCCGCGATGATTCCCTTACGGGCTTCTTCGAGGATGTCTCGGCCCTGCTCCCAGCTCTTAGGGTCATCGCTGACCTGTAGGATGTTCTTCGGGATAATACCAATGGTATCGCCATCCACGTCATCACCTTTGAAGGTCACAGTGGATTCCTTGAGGAACTTGTCGGTCTGCTGCATCGCCATGTCGCTGTTGCCTGTACGATACTTGACGCTGTCGTAAATCTTACGGGCCATACCATCCAGACTGGCCGGAATGCGGGAAAGCTCTGGGGACTCTGAGTTGTTCTTCAGGGACGCCCACGCTTTATCATCCTCGTACTGCATCTCCTTGGTGAGGCTGCGGCGAGAACGGTCAGCGTCGATGAGAATCTGCGGGTCAATGCCCTGCTTGTCCATCATGTCCATCGTCAGGAACAAGTCAGCCTTGTCCGGGTACAGCGCAGCGAATAGGTCCGGGTCGGTGTTACGCATGGTGCGCAGTTTGTTCAACGCCGTGGTGTCCTCCGGTAGCTTACCGTTAATCACAGCGGCAGACCACTCAGACCCGGCGTCGGTTACCATCTGGCCCACAACGGTACGGAAGGCTCCACCCTCTGAGTCTGCCCGTAGGTAGCTCAGCTTCATGCGGTCCTTCTGTTGCTCCGTGAGCTGCATCTGGTCAATCTCAGCCAGCTTACCGTTGGCGTAGTTTACCATGTCACTGTGAGTGAACTCTCCAGTGTTCTCGTTGGTCGGCATGTCCTTGTAGCTGGTGGACACATACTGACCGCTGATACGCTTGGTGAACTGCTGGTCGATGACCTGATTCTTATTGATGGTCTTCTGACGCTTGTCCATCTCCTTGGCTGCTGCCTGAGCCTCCTGACGGAAACGGGCCTGCATCTGCTCCTCGGCCTGAATCAAACGCTCTCGCTCTGGGGTCATCTGCTCACCGGGCTGTAGACGGTCAAGTTCCGCTTTGGCACCCTGAAGCATCTCCCAGCCCTTGCTGGTGTCGTCTTGGTTCAACGCGCTGGTAATCCCAAGGCGGAAACCTTCAGACAACTTAGCGTCATTGTCGAACTGAGTCGACTGGGCCTTGACCATCAGGGCGTTCCATTGCTCCTCTCCCATCAGCTCCTTATAGGTCGTGGTCTTCCCGTTAAGGGTGACCGGACGGCCCTCAAGGCTCTGGAGGAAGTTGGCAGCACCCGGACGCTGGATGACGTCGTTAAGGGACCCGATGATGACCTGCTGTGCCTGAGCGTCGCTAGGGATACTCCCGGTCTTAATCGCGTTGTCGATGTAGCGCTGGAAGAACTCACCGGACTCTGGACGTGCCAGAACCTGTGGGTCCTTGAGCACGCCTGACAGCTCAACCTTCGAGGCCAGTATGGCACCCTTCTGGGCTTGCTCGCTCAGGAACGTATCGTGCTTACCGTACAGAGAGATGTTACGCTCGGTGATGTTCGCGTTGAACCCTCTCTGGAACTCAGAGTCCTCAGGGTTAATCATGAACTGTTCAGCGAACTCATTGGCACCTTCGGTCAGTCGTTTGTGGCGATACTCTTCCATCTCAGCACGAGTACGGAACTCACCGTTCTGAACGCGCTGTGCCACTTCGTCGTCAATGAGGAACGCAGCATTACGGCCAGTCTTGAACCGTAGGGCCTCCATAGCGTACGGGTCATCCTGATACAACAGGGTCCCGTTCTTGATTGCCTCTCGGCGCTGCTCTGGGGTCAACTTACGGATAATCTCATCGGACCGCTCCTCAGCTTTATCTCGCTGGCGCTTGTCGTATGCATCCGCTGCCTCACCCATCGCTGCCCCAAACTTCGCCAAGGATTGCACTAGGTTGGACTGCCGGACACCTTCCTGTTGAATGGTTACTGGGCGATACTGCATGGACGCTGAGCCACCACGGATACGAGTAGACCCGGCCTGCGGTAATTGGCCCAACGCTTGTTCTAATTTACTAGCCATTACTTACCTCCTACCTTAGTGCCTTTGGCCTGACTGATTGGGGCCTTGGTGGACTTGCTGTCGAACGCACCAGAAGCATATGCGGATGCTGCTTGTGAACCCATCATTGCCAGAGGGTCGAGCACCTGTTCCAGTTTGGATTTACCTTTGGTCTCAGCTTTCTGCATGGACTTAACTTGGTCAATGGTTGACTCTGAGTTACCCAGCTGCTGGGCGAACAGTGACGCATAGTCTCGACGGTAGTTATCGGTGACCGCATTGGCCTCCCGGATGAACTTGCCCTCCTCGATTCGACTGATACGTTCCATACTGGCACCCTCAAGGTTTCCCTCTCCGATTGCCGCACGGATTGTACCCATGGCCTGAACCTTATCGAGATTCTTAGCGGTCAGGTCAGCACTGGCTTCTTCCAGCTTCTGCTTCTGCTCAAGGCTGGCGTTAGCGTTCTGAATGTTTGACTCTTTAATCATCTGGGCAGACTGTCGGCGCATCTGGTCATTCTGAAGGCCAATCATCTTGGCTTCATTGCGTGACTGACCGATAGCTTGTACTGCCGTCATTGCGATAGGAATAGCTGCCATCCAGCACATAGTTACCTCCTCGTTATGGTGAACAGTTGGAACTTCCCACCCTGAGTGTACTCCTCATGGAATACAGCACCGATGGACTTAAGGAACCGCTTGTGGGGACCATTACCGACCCACACGAAGTTCCACAGGGATGGATAAACATTTAATAACATGTCCCTGTACTCCATGATTCTCTCACGGAACTCCAGCTTGCCAGCCCTGTCGAGTCGCCACACTTGGTCACTCGTGACGAACCAGCACTGGTCTCCGCAGTGTCCACCTATAGCCAAAGGAAAACCATCGTGGTCTAACGTGACACACTCAGTAACCGCTGGGAACGATGGTTCTATACCCATGGCCTGTGCCTCAAGTACGTCATGGTAGGCCGGGATGAATAACTCGAAGTCATTACTTACAGTGTTTCTAATGTACATGCTTTAAGTCCCCTCTTAGTGTGGTCTCCCTATAGTGTGCCCTAATTGAGCACACCATAAGGATTCCTTCAGTTAAATACCGTTGGCACGTCTGCTGTAGTTGCCCTCCCAGCCACACCCGATGATTGACACCGGGGAAGCGTTGAAGGAACTCAGGGACACCTTCTGATACAGTGCGTTACCTGTCACCGGGAAACGATATTGACCAGTAGTTGTGGCCTTCTGGCCCAGACGCAGACCAGTAGAGCCTACTCTGGCGTTGACCAGATAGTTGAACTCACGGTTGCCATTCTCGACACTCACAGTGAACGCACCAGTGTCCTGATAGTTCACCCACGCTCTACGCAGCTGTAGGCGTCCTGCGTCCTCCGTGGACGTTGTGCCATCGTTCTGCTCCTGCTTGATGAGGAACCGACTGAACACATATTGGAAGTCATACAGGAACCCAATGACGATGTCCTTACCGGAGATGTCACCACTAATGCGAATGTCTGGGGTTGAATCCCAAGAGTCACCCATCGGCTCATACTCAGTGATTTTACCGTCACTCTCGCAGATTGCCACGGTACCCTTAGAGAACGACGCACCGTAGATGTCCTTGACGTTCACTACCGTCTGGTTGGTCTCGATGTCGTACGCAGTCTCTGAGATGTGGTATGACCGCTTGGCGTCCACGTGGAACCTGTAAGGCTCGAACGGGAAGTCGGTCGACTCCTTCTTAAAGTCGACAGCAGCTATCCACACATTGTAGGCGTTCCGCATCAGTAGGTACATCGTTGAGTTGATACAGTTTGCTGCCATCACCTCCACACCATCCCCGAAGTCCCAGTGGGACCACGACTGCTGGCGGATGTCCTCATCCATGTAGAGGAACTTGTAGATGAACACCTTGCTGGGAGCACCCTTGGTCAGCACACACGCGAAGTTCTCAGTACCGGACCCGTTGATGCTGTACACACCGTTCGGGATGTAGTTCGGGACGTGGGCCGTCATGTCCTCTGCGTTCTTCACAGAGCTCACATCCTGTACCGCGTAGTAACGCATGATGGACGTAAAGGAGCTGCGAGGAGACGCATAGTAGATGTTTCGACCGATACCATAAGGACGCGCACGGTCTGACACATCGAACTGGGTGGTCAGGTCAAGCTGCGCAGTCTTAGCGGATAACACACCGTTGGCTGACAGAACGAATTGTGCCTCGTCAGACCACAGCAGAAGCTCCTCAGCGAAGCTCACAGCGTACTTCAGGACCGACACTCTGTTATGGCTCACAGCAACATCCAGTGGGTCGTCGTCCGTGTAGTTGGCCACTGACGGCGGGTAGAACTCGAAGTATTTGCTGGTACGGGACATCACGATGTTCTCCCCGGAGATGAACCCTAATCGGTTCCTGAAGAAAAACACATCGGTTATCGTTGAGTTGACAAAGGATGGCTGAGGGTTAGTGTCATCGTCACCAGCGCGGCGGTCCTTCCACTCGTGGTACCCAAGGTCAAAGTTACCGTCAGCCGCACGCACCAGCGTCCAAGGCATCGTGTGATACTCAAGGCCGACCGAGATGTTCCAGCCCACGGTTTCCTTCCAGACCTTCTGAGAAGCGTCATACTTCACGTAATACTGGTCAGCAGTCTTGGACGTGTCACCGACAATCTTCACCGTGTACCCGTCAGGCGCGTTAAGTGGCAACTTGGAGAAGCTCTGAACGTAGTGGGTCACCGGGTTAATCAGCTGGTCTGCATAGCCGTCCCGCGTCTGGAACTCATCGAGAGTAACACCAGCCGGGGCGATACAGTGGATATAACCAGTCCCCACGTTGAATGTCCACGTTGGGTGGGCCACACGAAGTAGGTCAGCGAGTGCAGTCGCAATGGCCTGTGCGTCAACCTTGGGCGGGTCATCCTTAGCGTTGTCACCCGGAGGTAGCTGGTGGCTGACCCATACGCCGTTAATGTTCACTTCGAGCTTACGACCATACTGGCCACCACGGACGTTAACAATCCCATCCACGTTATCCCTGAAGGTTCCACCATTGGTCACGTTCTGGTTCTCGCGGACCTGTCGGGTACGGTTGACGATGAACGTGTAGTCGGCCACGGTTATCATCCGCAAGTTATCCTTAGGGTTGACTACGGAGATGTACGAGCGGTCACCTCTGACTTGGTACTCATAGCCGGACAGGTCGAATACCCGAACGTCGTTCCCAGTGAACACTGCGTAATACTGCTCGTATTCATCTCGGTTGATGAGGTGAATGTACGGGTCTTCCCCGAGGTACCCACGCGCTCCCAAGGACTTGATGAACACCATAGGTGGTCGCTTCTGGAGACCCTCAGTCTCGGAGGACCAACCGTTGACCTGAAGTGTGCCCTGCTCTGGGTACCGTAGGATTTCAGGCTGCTGGCTAATGCCTCCCTTGAGGTTCTTGATTGATTGTGATACGAGAGCCATTTGGTCCTCCTTAAGTTTCTGATTAACGACCGATGAGACCCTGCACGTATGCGTCACCGTCGAGCATGTTGTACTGACCGAAGTCCATCTCGTACTCGTTGCACGCCATCCGTGCTTCCATCTCTTCCTGTGCCAGAGAGTTCTCTACGTCCTCCGCTCCGAAGAACCGAGAGTTGAACTGACGGCTGGCCTTGGTGACTATCCACTGGCGGAAACACTCAGGCATCTCGTCGTAGTCTTGAAGCGTGATGAGGGTCACTGTGATTGGCCCAGAGAACGTGTCACTGTCGGTTGACTTATCGTACACCCAACCACCACGGTTAACGTACTGGCCGCCAAGGATGGACAGGTAGGCTGGCCGGAATGGGATAAGACCCGTGTCTGCATCAGGTGTCAACGTGGCTGACTGGTTGATATTGAAGGCCCAACCCTTAGACTGAATCTGGCGGTTAATCCTGTTGAGGATACGACGAGCGTTCGCTACGTCTGCGCTACCATCTTCGTCAAGGGTGGTCACCGGGGATTCACCGATAGCTGCGAGCATCTCGTTGATAGCATCCAGCTCAGCGGCAGACCCAAAGTAAGCATCTTGCATGTTCATATTGTAAGCTCCTAACGAAAAAACCCCTCAGAGACCGTGAGTGGTCCCCAAGGGGTTTGGCTTATTAGTTAGTCACGACCAGCTTAAAGGACTTCATTTCAGACCCGTCAAAGCTGACAGTCACTAGAGTTTCGCCTACAGCGATTCCTTTGAAGTACAGCGTGTTGGTACGGCGAGTGTGGCTGGCAATCCCTGAAGTACCATAGGTTACCTCAAGGCTTGACCAATCCGTTACTCCTTCCAGTCCGTCGAGTGCTACCTTAAGCGAATCACCATTAATAGCTACAGTCTGCACCTCATACTCAGACGGGGTTACCGTCCGAGCACTAAAGGTATTTACGCTGAGGCCGCCTTGAAAACCAGCGCACCAGCGGATTCAGGACGCAGACCACCGTGACCCATCGCGTACTTAGCGATAATCTGGTCAGCCTGATACTCAGCGCGGCGGGCACGCTCCAGAGCCAGATCTTTCAGCTTGACGGTACCAACAGCGGAACGGTGCTGGAACAGGCCCACAACGTTCTCTTTGTTGACTTTACCACCAGTTGCCGGGAAGGCGTGCTTCTGGTTGGTCGCTTCTGCGCCTTCGTCCGGGCGGTCATCACCAGCACCACCAGCGGTCAGGTGCGGAACCTCTACGACTTCGAAGCCCATCACGTTACGGATAGAACCACGCTCAGGGTCGATCAGAGCCGCATAGTTCGCAGCGTTAGGCATCAGAGCCGCCAGAATCGCAGAGTACACGTCCGGGGTGGTGTAGAACGTACGGTCGTTAGCCGGGACGTAGTTCTTGGTCAGAGCCGCACGAGCGATGGTCAGCTGTGCGATAACCGCTTGGCCCAGTTTGACCGGGTCAGTCAGGTCAGCCTTCAGACCAACTTCCAGCAGGGACGGTTTGCCCAGACCAGCGATGTTCTCGTTGACGGAATCCGCGAGGTTAACCAGACCAGCCAGCTCGGCCAGTACCGCACCGTCAGCAGCCATCGCCAGAGACTCACCAATCTGAGAGGTGTACTCTGAGCGAACGTCATAGTGGTTCATCGCGTCTTCGATGTCGTAGATCAGAACGTCAGCAGTCAGCAGGCCATCAATGTTAATGGTCTTCTCGGTGTGCTTGATGTCTTTACGTTTGTCATCCAGAGACTCGCCCGGTTGCAGGTAAGCAGCCTTGGTGCGACCAATCACAGGGAACTGTGCGGACTTACCGGAGCTGATTTGACGCTGCATGTGACGGTTAGAGGTCACAGAGGTGCGAGCGAATGCGGTCAGGACTTCACCGCCGAATACTTTCAGGAATAGCGCCAGCTTGTCTGCTGCGGATTGACCTTTACCTTGGTTAGTACCGAGCTGCTGTCCACCTTGCATGTTAGCCATGTTGAATCTCCTTATGTTGTTTATACGAAATGTTTTGAGGTACTACTTGAAACGAGGTGATACTCATTGTGTAACTCGAATCGGGAGGACAGACCAAGACATCGGTCAGACCGAGAGGAACTATCTGTCTCTCCCTATAGTGGGCCCTAATTAAAACTTAGAGTCGATAACCTTCTGTTCCACCTCGCGACGATACTTAGAGTCGGTGCGGTAACGCGGGTCAGACATTGCTTTAATCATCTCAGCCTGAGACTCGAATCCTTCAGCTTTACGGGCCACAGGTTTCGCTGGGGTTGCACGCTTGGCAATAGAGCGCTCAGCCTTCTTACCAAAGGTTTTATCACGAGACTGTCCCGCTAGGTTCAGAATCGTCTTCATGGTGGCCACATCACGAGACTCAAAGGCCTTGATGAGCGCCTCAGCACCCTCAGGGTTATTGGTCTGCATGTGGGTATAGACCTGTTGGAAGCGCTCACGGCCACCTACAAAGTCCATCACTTTCTCAACGTACTGGTTGACCAGAGCTTCTTGACCACGAATGTACGCATCGACGAACGCCTTACTGTAGCCAGCCTCAGCCAACTCTTTGTAAGACTCGTCAGACAAGCGGTCTTCATTCTGGTACTCCTGCTGAATACGGGTCACAGCATCCTGTGAGAGACCGCGTTCGATTGCAGTGGCAACCATGTCGTTAAAGCCAGCTTCGTGTTCTTCCAGCTGCTGAGAGGCTTCGTTGATGTCAGCCGGAGTTTCACCAATCGGTTTGAACTCTTCAGGTTCACCATTGTCGGTTACTTCCTCCGACTGACTCTCTTCGTCGCCCTGCTGTTCTTCTTCAGAACCTTCTTCACCATCCTGTTCGTCTGAACCGTCAGCGGAGATACGGACCTGCATACGACCCTCTTCAGGTTCACCGAACGGGTCCACATCGGAACCATACGGGTCATCACTGTTGGTGTTCAGCTCGATTGCATCATCGCCATCACGGGCAGCAACATCAAGAGCCAACATGTTTTCTTGGTGCTCCTCAGGTGTGCTACCAGTCAGTACAGCACTGTTGACACCGAAGGATGCGTATACGTCTGCGTTGGATTCGCCAGCCATTTCAATCTCCTTAAAGTTAAGACTAAGAGGGAAACACGAAGGACTCGAACCTTCTGACCAGACCTCATTCAATCTGGATGTGTCTCCCTATAGTGTGCCCTAATTACATGCCCGGTTGCATACCGACTGAATCAGCAGCTGCGGCCATCGCCTCAGGACTTGAAGTAGCCTGTGCGGCCATCCCTTGACCCAGCGCTGCGGCACCTTGCTGTGTAGCAATCTGAGCACCTTGCTGCGCCATGAGGGCGTTCTTCTGCTCCTGAGTGAGAAGCATACCAGCAGTATCGAGTCCGATAGCGTTGGCGATGCGCAACTTGAGGTTAGCCAAGTTGAGGTCATCATCACCTTCGAGGGCCTTAAGGGCTGACCACGCGTTAATGCAGCGCTCCAGCTTGTCAAGGTCCTGACCACGTCCGATAGCCTCAAGGCCAGTGCTGATAGTTGGCTCGACGGCCTCTTTAGGTAACTCCGGGATTTGCTGCGTGGCTTGTAGTTGCTTCAAGAGCACTCTTACCAGAGGCAGCTGGAGTTCCTGCGAGAGAATCGAGTAGACACCACCTAGGGTATCTTCCAGCTCTGACGCCACGTACCGAATCTCTTCGGCTGTGACTCGCTCGCCTGTACGTTGTACCGCACTGTTGAGCATAAAGGCATACGAGAGGCGAGCCTCAATGGTGTCGCTTACGTTCTTCGCTACGGTAAAGTCACCGGACTTCTCCAGCTGGAGGAACTCAATGTCCTGCTTACGGCCCGGTACGAACGCACCAGACTGTGCTGCCGTGAGTCGGCGTACCTGAGTGATACCTGCCGGGTCTACCAGACCGATGACCTTCGCGGTAATCATCGCCATCTTCACGATGGACTCTTGGAGGTTCTCTAGGGACTTGAGGTCTCCCAGATACTCTTCCACGTAGGAACGACCATAGGATTCGCCATCGATGCGGACCATACGGACCGGAATGTACGGACACTCTTCGAGCGGGTACTCAGCTTCACTGCCCGGTACTACCGCTTCGGCAACCTCTTCGTACTTCGAGTAGCCGTCCCCGGCTTCGTTCAGGTACACGTGGGTGTAGACGTCAATCTCAGCGTCTTCCTTCTGCTCACCTTGGGCTGCTTCCACTTGGCTGCGGACATCCTCAGGGAGAGCGTTGAACGCAATCTTGTCGAGAGTGACAATCTGGAGTACGTTACCGAAAGCGTCTCGCTGGACCACATACGAGTTCAGTCGATAGAGCTTCATCGGGGTATAACCCTCAGGCTCCGGTAAGTACAGCAGCGCGTTCCCGGCCACACACAGTTGCTTCAAGCACTCAAAGAGAGTCACTCGGTAACTGTTGGACTCGATGTAGTTCATGATGATTCGCTCTACCATTGATAGACCCTCATCGACCTTAGCGAGACCCTCGGCGTCACCCAGAAGGTTCTTCGCTTCGTATTCACTAATGGTCAACTTCATCCATGACTGCATCGGGAACAGGGCCAGCATCAGCTTGGACGCTAGGTTGTTCAGACCGCGAGCACCTACGGATTGCCACGGAGTTGTGTAATCGGTTGAGGCGTTATCGGAGTCCTTAGGGAACAGTGAGGGAATCGTGTACTGCGCACAGGACTCTGCTCGTGTCTCATAAGGCTGTCGGTCGTTCTTCAGACGGTCATATACCGCCTTGGCTCCCTCCTCTGCGAAGCCTTCGAGTTTAACTTCTGCCACGGGTCACCTCCTTACAGGTTAATCCCACCACCTGAGCTGCGGGAAACTGAGAGGGACTTCTTGCCGGACGCTCGGGATTTCTTCTTGCCGGACTCGGTGTCTGCTGAAGACTCAACGTCCTCCACGACCTCTTTCGGCGCTTCCTGAGGTGCTGCCACAGGTGTCTCAGCGGCTGTTTGCACGTTGGGTGCATCTGCTGCCAGACCAACGGCCTTGAGTGGTGCCTTGACTACCTTGGAGATAGCCTTCTTGATTTTCTTGAACAGTCCCATGTTAGCCTCCTAAAGCTGACTTACGGATTTTACTGACGGACCCTGTAGGCTCGGTCGTCTTGGTCACCTTGAGTGACTTACGACCTGACACCTCGGGAGTGGTGCTGTTTGAGTCCTCGTCTCCACCGTACTGGACACCCTTAGGTTCCTCCGTCAGTGGAGCTGGCTCAGGGACAGTCGTTGTGTCAACCTTAGGTGCTTTCATCTTAGGTGAGAAACACATAATCAATCTCCTTCTTTGAGTGCACGCTGACGGCCCTCCATCTCGTCAAGGACACGAGAAGCCATGTAGTGACCATACAGTACACCGGAGATGAACTCCTCACTGTGGCCAGCCTCACGCAGCTTACGGACCTCTGACTGATACAGGAAGTCAGCATTGAAGCGAGACTGTAGGTATTCCTTGACAGCTCGCGGTACGTCAGGAAGGTCATTAGGATTGTTAAGGATGTGCTCTATAGGTTTTAACATTTGAGTCTCCTCTTTAAGTAATCTTTAAGTAATAATCATAATGGGCACTTCCCTATAGTGGGTCCTAATTGTGCCCATGAGTTTATCACTCTGCTTTGTGCTCGACTATCTGCTTGATAATCAAGGCCAACATCCAGAGACCACGAGCAACTAAGCCCATGGTCAGGACGATTAGAATCAGCTGCCCGGTTGCCATAGAGTAATCTCCCCAGTCTCGATGTTGTACTCATCAGAACGGAGGATGCGAGCCATCTGGCCCTGCTTGATTACTTCCGCTTCGGTCATCCCTGCCTTGGCACCAATGGACTTGATGCAGTCCCATAGCGTCTCTCCCGGCTCAGGAGCGCGTTTCACCCACTTGGTTACCTCTTGGCCCTTGTTCTTACCGGACTTCAGCACGGACGTTACAGGCTCCACAATGAAGGGTTCCTTGAGGAAGTCCTCAGCGGTATCGCCCCATCCGGGAATCCCACCGTAGCCATCGGTAATGTCACCCTTGATAGTCTGGAAGAGGTGCCAGTAGTCGGCTGTCTCCTGAGTCTGCACGAGGATGTTACCAGTCGTACACCACAGGAAATCACAATCCGGGATGGTCTTAAAGTCCTTGTCACAGGAGACCAGTACGGCCTTCTCGTAGTTGTACACGAGAGGGTTAGACCCGATGATGCCCATCACGTCATCACCTTCGAGCTGAGGCTCAAGGACGCACGTGTAGGTCTCGAAGACGTACTCAAGGAACTCGAAGTAGCCCACAGGTTTCTTAACGACTGCGCGGTTCTCTTTGTACGTTGGGTCCACCAGCAGCTTGCGCCAGTTGACACGGTCAGTGAACGCTAGGATAACGTCGGCATTCTTCCATGCCTTCTTGCGGCCTTTGTAGGACTCGATGGAGTTCTCCAGAATCTCGCGGGCCTTGGCGTGGTCACAGCAACGGTGCCAAATCTCCTCCTCCCAAGAGGCATCGAACTCAGCGGCGCTCATGGCTTGGAACACCAGCCAGTCACCATCCATCACAAGGACACCCTTGGCAATCTTCTGGGTTGCCCGGTAGTCGCTGAAGGATAACAATGTGTGCTTGCTCACAGGCAACCTCCATGTGTCTTAAGGAATTTCACTCCGGCACTGGTAATTTCCCAAGCGCCACCATTACGACCACTCATGGTCAGACACGAAATGTGACCACGGCTCGCAGCCTCAGCGACTAACGCAGCGTTGTTCCGTACGTAGTTCGACTGGAAGGACTTAGGGCAGCCCTTGAGGGCCGCCAGAACTTTGAGGTACTCGCTCATTGCTTGAACCCCACTCGGAAGTTACCGAAGGAGTTGAACTTCATCTCGTTCAGTAAAGCCTTAAGCTCTTTGGTTATGATGCCCTTCAGTGCCAGCTCGATTGCTGCTTCCGGCCCATCAGTTACAGCAGCCTCGATACCAGCCAACTTGCGACCATCTGTCGGCTTACCCTCAAGGAACCCCTTGGAGGCCCCCACTAGGTCTTTAGCAATCTTCTCGACGTCTGCGGTAGACAGTACCAACTTAGCATCAAAACTTACATGTACACGCTTGGTAATAGCCATGATAAATCTCCTGTATTATTAGTGACATACGGCCCAGTTCGGACCCATCTTACCTTCTGTATCCAGACGGCAACGGAACTTAAAGTGTTCCCCAACGTTACGCATAGCTTGTTGCGCAGTGTCAATCACCTGCTGTGCAATCTCTGGGGTACGGCACGCGACTTGAATCTCATCGTGGACCCATGCCATGTACGCAAAGTCCCCATCCCAGCCGTGCTTTAAGCCCGCTTTGAGAAGCAACTCTTCAGTCTCGACAATCCAGAGCTTACAAATGAGCGCACCTGCTGACTGAAGGAGGGTGTTGAGCGCGGCATGTGGTGACCGAACGTGTACCTTTCTTCCATCCAGTCCCTTAATCCAGCGTCGTTTCCACTTGACTTTCTGCTCGCCTGCGACCCATCGTGATGACTCGACGAGGGTCTGCTGGATTCCTTCACGCAACGCTGCGATTGCTGGGGTGTTCTCAAGGAATTTCTTCTTGAGTTCCTTTCCGCGTTCCTTACCTGCTCCAACGATTTGTCCAATCTTCTCATCTCCTGCTCCGTAAAGGAACCCATAGATAAAGGTCTTCGCGTTGTCACGAGTCGGAAGCTCAGCGGCCTGTTGATTAACTGTGTGAATGTCACCATTGAGGATAACGTCCGCGTAATCTCCATTATCGTACTTGGACATAAAGTGGGCGAGACAGCGCAGCTCCAGACCGGAGGCGTCGATACCTGCTTGAACCCAAGGTTTTCCAGTAATACCATCAAGGTGGTGCTCAGCTCCGAATGCGGCTCGGCAAGGTTCACCATAAGGAGAACGGACTCCGGGAACTTGTCCGAGGTTAGGAAAACTGTGTGTTGCTCGGCCAGTAACGGCCCCATTGGGATTAACGGACCCATGAATTTTACCATCCTCTTGAACGTAACGTAGCCACGCTTTGTCACCCTCAGCCGCCTGACCGATACGCTTCTGTATCATCAGGTACTCTTTGATGAGGTCAATGCAGCGCTGCTTCTCAGGGTCTTCCACACGAACGTGCTCAAGGACCTCGTCGTCTACCTTAGGTGCGCCCTTTTCGGTGAACTCTGTCGGTACCCATCCGGCTTCCTTCAGCTTGAGCGCAATGTGGTCTCGGCTACTTGGGTTAAACACAACGTGCTCTACTGGTGTATACGGAGCGCCCTCTACGTAATCCCGAGTGTCCAGCTCGCAGGGTTCACGACCCTCACGCTGAGCTTTGTTCTTGGGTTTCTTGTAGATGGCACCTTGCTTCGGGTACTTCACTCGTGGGTATTTACCCAGAGGCTTCCCGGTGCGCGGGTGCAGGAATAACTCAGTGCCGCCCTTAGGCTGATACCAAGTTCCGAAAGTGTCGGTGAGTGTCTGAAGGAGTTCCGAACGACGGCCCGCGAGTTCAACGTAGAGTTCCTCAATGGCCTTGGTGTTGAAAGGGAACCCGTTGCGCTCCTGCTTAGCGAGTAACCAAGCGGCTCGGTGTTCCAACCATACGGCCTCACAGGACTCTGACCAGAAGGTTGTCTCTCCCACATCCGTGAAGTCTATACCCGCTGGGAAGTAGTGCTTGTCGCTCAGTAGCTTCTCAAGGAGAGCCTTGGTCACCACAACGTCCTGAACGTTATAGTCCATCATCGGCTCGTTGAAGCTAATCCACTCAGCACCGTCCACATAGTCCTCTCCCTGTTCCTCAAGGAGCTTCTTGAAGTCGTCCTTGTACTCACCCTTCATCTCGCCTAAGCGGTAACCCCACGCCTCCAGAGCGTGAGACCCGAAGCGCTTTCCGGGTAACTTACCGGAACGCAGCAGGGCCATGTCGGAGTCCTTAATGTTCGCAAACAGTAAACGACTCAGGACCAACGTGTCCACTACGTTCTCACGTGGAAGGTGGAACTCACGGTTTAACTGGAGCTTGGCCAGCTTGGTTAACACTGGGGCATCGTACTTGTGACCGTTGTGGAATACAATGAGACCACCACGAGCCACCTCGGCTTCTAACGCATCGAGATACGCTGAGAAGTCCCAAGGTCGATACGATACGTACTCGTCCGTGCTGTAGTCATAAATGACACCACAGTGGAACTGAGTGACTTTCTCTAAGAGGTTGTTCGCCTCGATATCGGTTACTAACATAGTGGTCTCCTGTTACTTATCGACGCCCGATGAAATACTCACGTGGACGCACGGTTAACTTACTCTTTTCGACGGCAAAGCTACCGTTAACTACGTCAGCGCCTAGACTGCTAATCCCACGAACGTGTGACACCTGAGCATACTTGTCGCCAACACTGCGGATGTAGACGGTACCGCCAATGGACCCATCCTCCCAAGTTGCCAAGTCACCAGCCTTCAGAGGGGCCTTATAGTCACTCCACTTTGGTGCAGGTTTCTGCCAGCCCTTAAGGCCACTGTGGGTCCACCCAAGGTTCTCCAGAATGTGAACAGCAGCGTCACGCTTGGCCTCATAGGTCTTGGCAGCAGCCAGCTCTTTGTTCAGGGCATCAATCTCTTTACGAATCTCTTCAGGTTTACGCATGGTAATGTCCTCTCAATATGTTGTGTATGATAATCATAAAGGCCACTACATATAGTAATGACCTTGAGTTTATCACTTAGCTTCTGACGCTTCGGCCAGACGTACGGACGTTTCGCCAACCTCTTTGCTCAGGATTGCCTCACGCACTTTGTCCTCACCGATGGCCACAGTAGCGGCTACAGCTACGGACGCCAGCAGTCGAGCTGCCTGTGTGTCGTCGAGGGTCACACGCTGAGTGTGCGCACGGTTATCACTCTTAGCCTTCCAGCGGTAGACCAGAGTTACCTTGTCGTTGCGAACGTTGATGTGAACCTTGCGGCCCCACTGGTCTACAGTGTCGGACAGCTGAATGGTGTTGCCGGGGAATTTAGCTTTGGTAGTCATTAGAAGAACTCCTTAAGTTTCTGAGCTTTAGCGGCAACTTTAGCTGCCTCTGCGGTTGCATCCAGAGATGCCTGACGTGCCTTGTCGGCTGCTTTAGCCAGCTTAGCGGCTGCTTTCGCTTCCACCTTGGACGCTTTGTCCAGTGCCTTGGCTTCACGGATGTACAGCGCGATGACCAGACGGCCTAAAGTTTCGATAAGTTTAAACATGATGGTTCTCCTATTTACGGTTAAAATCTCTGTACATTCTTTCTCTGAATGCTTCGAGTGTTGGACAGCAGTGCTCACAGGAGCACCACTCGTCATGGCTAGTAGTCGTCTTCTTCGTGGCCTTCCCAGCCAGTATCTCCCTCTCCTTCTCCGCCAGTGTAGCTAGACGGTTCAAGGAGTCCGGTCTTTTCGTTGTACTCCATGTACCCCGCAATGCCAACGCCAATACCATTAAAGCGACACTTGAGAATACGAAGGAGGACAAGATTAGGCATGTCCCCTTGCTGATTACGCTCAAGGGCAATGATAGTATCAGAGAGTTGGCGCAGAGACCCAGACCCACGCAGGTCAGTAATGGAAACAGCACGTCCTTCTTCATGAGCTTTACCTTTCTCCGGGTTCTTCAGGTGGCAAATAACAATAAGTACCACTCCGGTTGACTTAGCGAACCCTTTCAGCTTGGTCATGAGTCGGTCAATCATCTTGCGCTCATCGGATTCCTCCGAGGCAGACACTACGATTGAGATGTGGTCCAGAATGATTACGTCACAGTTTAACCCTGTGCGCATGTAGTGCAGCTTGGCCAGCAGGCGGTCCACCTCAGCTTCCGCAAAGGAGTCATATAGATGGAACTGGTCGGAGCCATACAGCTCGTCGAACCACTTATCGTACGTACCGTCCTCAATGATTTTCTGCTTGAACTCCCGAGGCTGCTGCCGTAAGCGGACGCCGTTAGCAATCCCTAGGACATCCTCCATGGTCTCCTCTACGGACTCCTCAAGCATCGCCATACCTACCCTCAGCCCCTGCCCTCTGGCGAACCCTAGGGCCTGCTGGCGAACGAACGTAGACTTACCCATTCCTGACCCAGAAGTGACCATGATGACTTCGCCACCACGTGCACCCAAGGTTCGGTCATTCAGTCCCGGACATCCCGAGAAAAGGTATCCTACGCTTTGTTCGCTGGTCATGGCCTCACGCACTCGGTCCTTCATGGACATCGCACCGATGACACCATCAGGTACCCATGGGGCCGCGTTCCATATCTGGTCGAGAACCTCCTTGCCTTTACCTTTGAGTAAACACTCGTTGGCGTCCTTCTCGGTTAACACGGCCACGTGGACCTTACCGGGAGGGAGAACCTGAGCGGCTTCCTCAACAGCTGCACGACCCGGCTCATCCATGTCGAACATCAGGATAATCTGGTCGAAGCTATCGAAATACTCGTAGTTTGCACTGCAAGTTTTCTTAGCGGCTGACGCACCGTGACCGAGAGAAACCACAGGCCACTTACAGTCCTGAAGTTGCATCACGGTTAACATGTCGATTTCGCCCTCGGTGATGACAATCTTCTTGCCACCATTCCATAGGTGCTTACCAAACAGTGCATCCCCTTTGTGGGACCCTCGGGTAGAGAAGTTCTTCTCCTTGTCCCTCAGCTTCTGGGAGACGATGGAGCCATTCTGGTCACGATAGTCGGCCACCTGATAGGCGGTCCCTCTGACCTTGGCGACCCAATAGCCAGCCTTCTGGCATGTCGCCTTTGAGATACCACGAGCAGTCAGGTCAGTGTACCGACCGTCACTCTCGCCGAATACCAATAAGCCTGAACCTTGTGTATTCATCCCGTAATTCCCTCCTTTGGGTCTTCTCGATGATAACTTTTCGGTACGTTCCTCTGAGCCGGGAACCCGGTGTTGACACACGAAGCAATACTCGTGCCCGTCAGAGTACACTGAGTTACCATCAGAAGAACCACAGTTTTCGCACGGAGCGTGGAACAGGAAGATGCTCTCCTGACCGTCTTCTTGACTGTCTCCGTAACTCATAGAGCCATCCCGTTAACACACGACATGAAGAACGCTATGAGGAATGTCACGCCCCAAAGTCCGAGCACTCCATACGCCAGCAGCGGGATTATGTCGAAGCCTTTCAAGTTGTTCATAAAGTAATCTCCGTTGGTGTGGTCAGTCCGGGAATCGAACCCGAATGAAACGCAGCGCTACGCCAAGTGCACCTTAGCCTGACCATAATTTGTACAGAATGTGCGACAACAGGGAAACGTAATTGTCTCCCTGTAGTGTGCCCTAATGTTTACCCACGGTCCGAAGTAACCAGTTCGCCCGTTCGCACCCAGCGTTGTAGGTCGAAGCTAGGACAAGCCTTCGGTGCTACATCGTGATGGGCCATGATGACGGCCTTTGGATAGGTTCCCTTCAGTTCGTGGAGAAGTCCCTTCAGTGCGCTCATCTGCTGAGGCGTGAAGTTTGCTTCAGGTTGCCCCTTAGCGTCGATACCACCAACCAGACACACACCGACAGAAGTCGAGTTGTATCCCTTGACGTGAGAACCCACAGCATCTTGGTCACGGCCCGTCTCAACGGTGCCATCACGGCGGATGATGAAGTGATACCCTACGTCCAGCCAGCCCTGCTCTTTGTGCCACTGGCGAATCTCACGGACACCGATGTCCATGGCTGCCTTGGTGGCAGAGCAGTGTACGAAAATCTGAGAGGTCTCCTGTCGCTTAGTGAATTGAACCTTAGCCATACTACTTTGCTCCTTTCTTCTGTTTGAACTTGCCGAACGGTACATCACGCTTCGGCTCCTTCAGCCAGTCTACGGGAATCAATTTGTCGGCAAACAAGATGTTATGCTTCTCGCACCACTCAGCGTAACTGGTGGGCGACCCTTTGTAAATCTTAGTGCGACTCGAAGAGAACACTAACCGGATGTCTAACTCCGGGTGCTGCTCACGAATCAGTAGGTGCTTCTTGCGGTCCTCGGCTTCCCAGAGACCCTTAGTCTCCACGAAGATACCGTTGGGCAACAAGAAGTCTGGAGTGTAAAGGTGGTCACTCGCAGGAATAACGTAAGGGATGCGCCACAATTCGTAATCGAACGTGACGCCCTTTGATTCTAACTGCTTGGACACCTTGTCCTCAAGGCCAGACCGGAAGGCACCCACCTTCCGAATCCCTTTGGCCCCATAGCCCGCCATTAGAAGTCATCATCTTCTTCGGCTTCACCTTCGTCCTCTTCCTCACCAGACCAGTCTTCCGGGTCTTCCTGAGGTTTACGGCTGCGAGGTTCGTCCGCTTCGTAACCGCCTTCTACAGCTTCGTCAGCCCAGTCATCTTCGCCACCACCAAAGGTAGCCAGTTCGACCAGCATCACACCTTCCAGCTGCAACTTGACGGAAGCGCCAGCTACCGCAGACCAGCCGTACGGTACCAGCGAGAAGCGAATCTTCACTTTGGAACCGCCGCCGATAATCGGAACGTCCTGAATGCGCTTGCCCTTCGCGTCTACTACGCCCAGAACAATCTTCTTGGTCTCGCCAGTCTTCTTGTCCTCGTACGAACCGTAGCACTTGAAGTTGAACGTGGTGGTGCCATCACCGTTGTCGAAGAACGGCATGTCGCCTTCGTACGGCTTCAGAGGTTTCTTACCCTTCTGAACCTTCGGCGGGTTCGCTTCGTGCGCTTCCAGACGAGCCGCGTAGTTTTCCTCATGGGTCTTAACGATGAGGTCTACGAGGTCCTGACAGTCTTCGTTCTTGAACGTTACGGAACCTTTGTAGGTACCGCGTGGGTTCTCAAAACCCTCACCGCCATAGTCCGGCTTGTTGAAGTAAGCGTACGGCTCACAGGTGCCAATCTTAGTGGTGTAAATTTTCTTCTTAGCGAATGCCATGATGAATCTCCTTTGGTTTATAACAGAAAGAGGGACAACCTGTGTCCCTATAGTGTGTCCTAATGACTATCCGGGCGTACCCGAGTCACTTGGCCTAACTCTTCGTACTCCGCCTCGGCAACTTCGAGGGCCTCCTCAAGAGACCCAGCGTGTACCGGGAGTTCGTACGATGCGTTAGCTGTCTCGACCGTTACGACGAACTTTTGCATCTTCTCGCTCCTTCCACATGTTATACAGGGTGATGTACGCAGGGTCGAGCGTCTTCTCGTACATCGCTCGGCACCAGTCACTCGGGTTCATTACTAAGAATCTCCTCAATGAACTCAAGCTCCTCCTTGGTGAAGTCCTCAGTCTGGTAGATTCTGAGGAAGTCCTTCGCCCAAATCTTCAGGATTTCAATACGACTCGGTGTTAACTCAATCATGACACAGCCCCTTGTGTTTCTCGTAAAGTTCCAGATAGAAAGCGGCCTTCGCCATGTCTTTCTCTAAGGTAGCCAGCTCGGACTTCTTACCAGCACGAAGGCGGTACTTGAGGATGTTCCCTAGGCAGTACCCCTTGAACATCTCTTGGGTCATGCTGCGAGCAATCACCTCGATGGCCTCTACGCCTTCGAACAGTTGGTAATGACTTGGTTGCTTGACCCCGTCGTCATCTACACTTGGAGCCTTGCTGTCCTTCATTGCACGGACCTCACCAATGGTCGTACCTTTGACGTCTAGCGGACACTCGCTGCACGCTACCTTGTAGCATGTGACGCCATCAGCGCACGTTGTGGAGTCTGGGCGGTCGGTGTTTTGTTCAACCAGTAGGTCCACCACTTGAATTTCACGTTCAGTCATTGACCACCTCCTTGATACGCTCCCAGAACAGGCGAAGACGTGGCCACTTGGTCACCACTACGGGTACGAAAGGACGGCTCTTAGTCTGAGCCAATTCGTAGAGACCGCGAGTAACCAAGATGTGCACGCTAGGTGCCAGCTCGAAGGTGTCGCCGATACGTGGAATCTTACCGTGGCGCTCAGTGGCTGCTACAGTGCTGCGGTCCTCCCGGCGAACCGAGAAGATACCGTTGGATTTATTGAAGTGTAAGCGCATGGTTATGCTCCTTTAGGTGGCTCGTCGTTCATTGACCACACGATAGCCGCGAGGATGAACACGATGATTAGAATCAGGTTGATAGACATTTGGTGTCTCCTATAGTGGGTCCTAATTACATCTTGATGGTCGGGTCAGCCTCAGTGCCACGCCATTTGTCGAACGACGGATGACGCAGAGAGCCATCTGGAGTTTCCTCCATGTATTTGATTTGGCACGCCCAGCCCTCGAACGGGTTCTTCGTTTCATCCTCTGTGAAAGCATCCAACACCTTGGCGGTGAACTCCTCCATAAGTGCCTGCGAGATGTTGTTGGCGGATACCACTCGACCAGACTCAAGGAGAACCTCGAAGCCAATCACCTTACCCTCGTTGGCAAGGCCGGGAGTTCCCCAGTTGAGTCCCACAACGACACCATCAGCCTCGTTCTCTGGCTTCAGCTTCCACCAGCCGGACTTCTTACCGCGCTTGTAGATACCGCGAGGGTCCTTAACCACCAGACCTTCGTGACCTTCTTCTCGTTTCTGTAGGTAAAGCGCATCGAGTTCGTCCATGTCGTAAACTTCATGGGACTCTGAGAGGCACCACTCGACTTCAGGGAAGTTGTCTTGCAGGACTGGTAAGGCAACCTTGACGTGCTCAAGGCGGAGGAGGGTCATCACGTTGTAGTCATCACCTGACTCGATAATGTCAAGCGGAATGATATCGTAGAGGACAACTTTGAGTTTCTCTGGGTGGAGTGCGAAGGGCTGACCCTTCATGTCAGGCTCCCATTGTTCATATGGACCGCCGATGTCAAACTGCATGTTGCCCTTCTTTAGCCACTTGGTGCGCAGCAGGCCAGACCCGGTGTTGAAGTCCACGCCCTTGACCATGAGTTCGCCATCAAGCATAAAGCCATCCGGGAAAATCCAGCGGTCATCTTTCAGTAACTTCTGCCAGCGCTGGTCGAAACCGTTGAGGTGCTCAAGTGCCGGAATGGTCTTGGAGACCCGGCTGAGCCACGCTGCGTTGGCCGTGTTGTCTACGCAAATGTTCCCGCGCACACCATCGTGCTTAGTGTCTGCGATGAGGTAGCCGGAAGTCTCCAGCACCTTCTCGATAGCAGAGCGAACGAATGATACGGCCTTAAATGGATTAGTCTTAATGTTCATCATGTCGATGTCTCCAGAGTGTAGTGTTCATTTAGTGTGCAATAAGCAATCATAAAGGCCACCGGAATCCGATGACCTTGAGTCTGCCTATAGTGTGTCCTAATTACTGCCAGCTTGAGTAGTCGACTGCGAGTTTTGCCAGCCAGTCTGACGCTGAATCAATCGACCAGTGGCTGAACCGCTTGCTTATTAGAAGTGACCCGCGCGGCTCGAACACGTTGAACAGTACGGTGTTAGTGAATGGGTCGTCGAGCATAACCACGTGCAGTCCTGTCGTATCCAGTAGTCTACGCTCCGCCGCTCCCAAACGAGACCATTGTGAGGTGCTTCCATCGAAAAGCCATCTTTTTTCCGTTGCCATTTGTTATGCTCCTACGAAGTATTTCTCTTGGTTAACAACGCTGTCACCCTTCGCGTTACGGAAGGAACCTTTCACGCCGCCACCGCGCTTTGTCTTGTTCAGCTTGCGGCCCTTAGGGATATAACCCTCGGTCTGCTGACGTTCACGGGTGCGCTCAAAGTTGATTGTGTTCTGATACATGGTGTTACTCCTGATTGCGATAGTAAGGGACATTCATGAAGGCCACCAAACGTGATGACCTTGAGTATGTTCCTGATAGTGGGTCCTAATTACAGCTTACCGTGGCGGAACTCGATGCGCCCTACTACTTCGCTCTTGTAGTAGACGAACTGCTTGCGCTCACCGTTGGTACACAGCTGGTCTATCAGATAGCGGTCGTCCAGTTCAGTCCAGCGGAGGGACTTAACGTGTAGACCACACGGCCCCAGTCCTAACTTAAAGAGCGTCTTAGAGTGGGTGCCGTCCGGCAACACAGCGGTGAACTTAACGTGAATCAGGTCGGATACCATCATCAGCTCGTCTTGTGCTTCCTTCAGCGACTTGCGGAGGAACTTCATGCGGTCCCGCTGGTGTGCTCGGAGTTCATTCACGTCGCGCACCTTCTGTTTCTCACTCTCAAGCTCGCCCTCTAAGTAACGAACCTGTCGACTGAGCGAGTCGGCCTTGTCTGCTAGTCGTAGGACCTTGCAGGACTCATTGTTAAACGCGGAGTTGGCCTCTCGGACCTTGCGTTCCAGTCGCTCCTCGCTGCGTAGTGAATTACGTGTGGCGTTAATGAGGAGCGTGATGGCGATGAGTAACGAGATGGTTACAACGATTGAGTAGGTCATAGCGTGCCTCTTTAAGTATTCTTTAAGTTAAGACTTTAAGTAATGGAACCCTCGGTCATTCGAAGGTTCCCTATAGTGTGCCCTAATTGCCGGAGACCTTATGCGAACGCGAAGTCAGACTCCAAGATATCGCGCAGATTCAGGTCACCTTTGGCTGGGACCGCTGGCATTTTGTCCAGTTGAGACTCGTGCAGCTGGTCGGCGAACTGGTCGTAGAAGTCAGCAATTACATCGTTGTCCTCGTAGGTCTTGACCATCGTCTCGCGGACTGCCTTAAAGAGATTCCCAGCGTCAGCCGGAATGGTCCCGAAGGAGTCGTGAATCAAGGCGAAGGAGTCAATCCCGTAGACCTCGTTGGCGTGCACTACGGTCATGCGCAGGTGACTGCCGTCCTGTGAGTGTACAAAGTTGGGAGCGATGCCAGATTCCTGCTTGTGAGCGTCAATCTCTGAGTCCTTCCCGGTGTTGTATGTCATCTTGACGTTGGCCTGACCGAGGAAGACCAGCTTCAGGCGGGCTTGGTTCTGCTTGCGGTACTCTTGCCACACCGGGAAGCCATCTGGTGTTACCCAGTGGATTGCGCAGCGCTTACGCAGCACCTCTTTGGTCTTCTTGTCCTTGACTTCAGCAGCCAGTAGCTTAGCGGCAGACTTCAGCCAGTTCATTGCCTCGACAGCGGCCACTACGGTCACGGTCACAGCGTCCCAAATCAGCTTAGCCATGTAGCCAGCCGCTTGGTTAGGATGCGTAAACATCAGGCCCTCGCCGTTGTCAATAGCGGGCTGAATGGTGTCCTCAAGAACTTGCTGGCGGAAGCCAAACTCTTTGGAACCATATGCCAGCGTCATGACCGAACGCTTAGTCACCTTGCGGGTCACACCATACTGCAACCACTGCGCAGCCAGTACGGACTCACCCAGTGTCACCTTCTCGTGGAACTCGCCAGTCTCTTTATCAGCAATCTGCTCGACCACCGTCTGGGACCCGTTTACCGCGTGCTGGTGGAGCACCTCGTTGACCTTGTCGGCCACAATCTTGTAGATATCCTGCACGGTATCAGAAGGCAGCAGGTTAACAGCTCGACCACCGATGGAATCGCGGAGCATCGCGCTGAAGTGCTGAATCCCAGAGCAAGACCCGTCGAACGCCAGCGGCAGCGAGCAGTTGTAATTCAGGCCGTGATGCTTAACGCCTGCGTACTCGAAGCAGAACGCTAAGAAACAGAACGGAGAATCTTGTTGGGTCCACCAAGTGTTATTCAGTGGGTCCGCTGCGCTCGCCAGAATGTTACCTTCGTTCTCTTCGATGAACTTGATGCGCTCAGGGAAGGGAACCTTGTCGACGCCTGCACAGTTTGCACCGTGAATCTTCAGCCAGTAGAACCCATCGAGACCGATTGGCTTACCTTTGGCCAGCGTCAGCATACCCTTGGTCATGTCGTTACCCTGTGGGTTAAACATGCTCACAGCGTACACACGCCCGCGCCAGTCCATATTGTACGGGAACCAAATGGCCTTATGGTTAGCGAACTTGTTGGCCTGTGCGACCATAAACTCCATTGACAGGCGGCGAGACTGGCGGGCCTTGTCCTTACGGTAGACCGCTGCGGCCTCCTTGCGCCATGCCTTACGTGCCACCTCGTTGGTGTCGATATCGTCCGGGCGTGGTGGTAACTCTTCGCGTTCAATCGCTGGGACGTCACCGACCGGGCAGTGCTTCCAGTTGATAATCTCGTTGACTACCGCCAGCACCTTCTTGTTCACCTTCCACGGCGTGTTTTGCGCGAGGTTGACCGCTTTGTACACCTCAGGCATATGCACATCCTCGTAGCGGCGCAGCGCCTTCTTGGAGTGGGTACGCACCAGTGCCAGCGGACGCCGCCCGACTGACCAGTAGCCACCGCCTACGGTTTCCACCCAAGGTTTTGGAGGGACTACACACGGCTGGTGCATAGGGCTGATACCTGCGAGTGCGCCCGCTCGTTTGCTCAGGAGTTCCACGAAGGCCGGAGCCAGCTGGACCATCTGCATACTGGTCACATCGTCGGAGCCATCGGCCATCTTGTTCTTGGTCATTTCCACCAGACCAGTGCCCTCAATGAGCAGCTCCAGTAGCTTGGTCCCCACGTGCATCTGCTCGTCGGTCTTCCAGCTCGCCCAGTTGTCTCCACCAAGCATCCCTTTGGAAATCATATCGGCCTCGACGACCTGCATGAAAGCCTTCTTGTACACGTGGCCTACGCGCTTGTCTAGCTGGTCCGCTACGTTCTTCTTGAAGTAGGCGGCTTCCTGCTCACGGATACGACCGAAGCGGGCCTCATCCTCAAGAGCCTTGCCTAACTGCGAGGACACCTGCTGGATGGTGGCCTTAGAGGCGTCTGTGAGCGTACCTAAGACGACCTTGATGGTCAGTAGTGCGATAGCCTCACTGGAAACTCCGCGCTTCTCTTTGAGCACCTCAGCGCCCATGCTAACGGCTAACTCTGAGGCAACGCCGTGCTTAATCGGGTAGTATGCGCGAGGCTTCTTACCACGAGCGTTTGCTTGCTCCTCCTTCCAGTCGTCAATGCGCTTGGTCAGCTGTGGGTGCAGCGTTAAGACCAGCGGCTTAGCGGCCACGTTGTCGGCGAACTCACCAGCTTTCACCTGACGTTCCAACATCTTCAGGAAACGTTGTTCGCCCAGCTCGTACGCTTCATGCTCCAGTGCTAACTGCTCACGTGCCAGCTTGTCCCCGTAGTGCTCGCTGAGGATGTTGTACGGAATAGCGGCTAGTTCGATCTCTGAGAAGTCATTACGTGCAATGTTTAATGCGTTCATTGTGTGCCTCTTTGTGAATAAAGTTTATCTATTGGTGCCTCACCGTTCGGAGACACCTAAGATACACCTTGCTAACCCATAAGTCTACCCTGAAGGTAGTTGTCCACCGGAAGGCCCCGACCCTGCTGTATGGCGAGACCGTCACAGGCCATCCATGCATGCACTCGCTGCTCGATTACCGCAAGGTCTGCCTTAAAGACCTCTAAGTTAATCCGCTCGCGCTCCTTACGCCACCTAGCGTGTGCCTTACGGCGTGCTCGACGTGCCTTGTTGGCCTTACGGCGTGCGATGCGCAGCTCCCCGTTCGGGTCACGCTTAGCCTTGTTGCGCTTACAGCGTTCAATCATCTTGGCGTTCGCTATCTGCTCAATCTCAGCAAGCAGGTCCTCAGGTTCCAGCGAGAAAGGCTCACGGTCCCGGTCCGCTGAGAATGACACTGGGTCAGTAATCACAGGCTTGCCGTCCTTGGTGAACATAATGTTTCCGCTGTGCATATCGAAGGATGCTATCCCGTGGAAGAACTTGTGAATCATTTGACATGTCTCGATAAACGCTAGGTCCTTCTCGTGGTGCTCCTCGGGTTCTTCGTCGGTCTCCACAAAGTAGTTGGCAAGGTCTGCGTAATGCTCGTGCGTCTCGTTCGCGTGGCGCTGGCACGGTTCCAGCTCATCAAGTACCACCGTATAGCATCCAGCGTGACGCGCTACGTGATAGACGTTAGGTATCCCTACCCGACCTTGGTGCATTCGGCAGAAAGCCACGTAGGCGGCCCCTGAGTCTTCTTTCTTAAAGCCAACCTTAATGACCTTACCCGGCAGTAGCTCATGCTTAAACGCTGCGCTGAAGTGACCGTTGCCCAGCAGGTTAAACCCAGCGTCTTTGGCCTTAATCTTCAGGGTTTGCCAATAGTCCTGACGTTCCAGACCCCAATCGCTGTCCGTATCGTCACCGTCGGACGTCTCACAGTTCACAATGTCTGCGATGAGTGCTACCAGCAGTGGCTGGCGCTTGTCGAGTTCACAGATTGGCAGGTTACGGATGACGTCTAAGCGTTCTTGCATGTCGGTGTAGTTCATTAGGTTGTTTCCTTAAAGTTTTCCAGTTAAGTAGTGATAGGCATTTCGTACCAGCTCCACAGAGTCCTGAAGCAACCCTATGCCCCCTATTGCAGTTTGAGCAGAGTAAGCCCCTAACGTCCCCTGTTGTGTGCGAGTGGTCAACACACAGGCTTCTACCTGAGATTGGCTCTGACTGTTTGCATATTGCGCATACTCCGCCCTGCTCGGTATACATTCGGGAATATTCTTCCTCGGTTATACCGTAGGTGGCCTTCAAGTGATTCTCTCGGCGGCGAGCAGCCTCCTTGATGTAACGCTGAGAATCCGGCGCACGCGCTGCTCTCCTCACGCGCTGTTGCCTTGCCTTGCACGCCTTACAGGTACCAATGTGACCGTCCTTGCAGGAGGCGCTACGGTAGAAGTTATCCAGCGACTTAACTTCCCCACAATCTGTGCACGCCTTAGTGCGTTGCAACATAGAATATCCCCACTTTGTTAGCCTTAAAGCGGCCATTAGGTAGCCGTACAGTAAAGCGAGGCAAGAAGCCCCACTTCATGTAACTGAAAGATGCTTTGTGTACCTTGAGACCCTTGCGAAAGTCCCGCACAAAGTACAGGACAATCAGGGCGTACACGCTAATTACGAACATGGTTACCATACATTACCTTACGTGAGCGATAGGTCTGGGCCAGCTGGGCCATACAGTAACCGAACGATGCACCGTATGCCATAGCTGTGCGATATAACTTCAGGTGCTCTTGAGTGAGACCATACTTAACCATTACACCACCTCCCAGTATTGTCCGTCGATGACTGAATAGCACTCACCTTTTGGTGCATCCACTTGTTGTAGCGTGCCACCTAATGACACCTCTTTCAAGCATGGGTATACCATTGGATATTCGCCCTTGTCCTCGATAGACCACAGCGATGCCGTGTGAGTCTGTGAATTAACCACCAGCACAGCATCTTGGTAGTAGGTCTTACATGCCAGCCACGCCAGCTCAGCCGCCTGCTTGATGGTACATTCCACCTTAAGCGTGCGCTCTTGCGTTGCGTACTCCATACCAGCCTCCCTGAAGCATCCCACAACATTCTCATCGCGGATGATACCGTAAGCACCCGGATAGGTCTTAATGGTACGGATGAGACCCTTGAGGACCTTCTCGTTAACTTCGAGCGACTCATAGCCACGGTAAGCGGTAACGAATACGAATACTTTGTTGGCTGGCTCTTTGGTGTAAATCATGGTGTGTATATCCTTCAGTTAGTGGTTATCAGCGTGGCTACTCTCAGGGTGACAGGACGTACCTTGCCAGAGACCTGAATGTAACCACTAGTTAAACACTATTGTCATGGTGTACATATCAGCTTGACTAATCCATATTGTTAAAGAGCGGTGCTACTAGGTACTGCGTGCTTACTACGTTACTATGTGTTCATCGTTGAGTCAACCACTTTCGTATGTCCGGTTGATGACTACTTGAGACCCTTCGGCATCCATCTAGTAACTCGAAGTATGCTAGTGGTTGGTAGCGTTGTGTCTCTCAACTGGTAGCCATTAGACCATAGCTGTTACCTAATGTCAATACTCTAAGTTGAACTTTATGTAGACCCATAGTGATAGCGTTCTTAACGGTAATGGTCTCTTAGTAATACTCTAAGTGTCTCCCTATAGTGTGTCCTAATTGATTATGGTGTTGACACTGACCACCAATAGCCCTTATAGTGATGACTCACCGATATCATCTTGTCCCGCTCTCAGTGTCTCAGGGACTGCTAAACGAGATACTTACCGACTCTCTTAATGTGACCTACTAACAGTCACTGCTAAACGTTAGTCAAACGGTGAACCTAAGGTATATGGTCTCAGGTCTAACCTCAGGTGGTTACCTCTGGTCTAACCTCAGGTGGTGACTCAAGGTGTGACTTAATGAGTACCAACAGATAGGGACACAGAGACATCAACATATAGTGTCCTCAGGTCACCCACACCACAACATATAGTATCACCTCAGGTTTCCCCAAGGTACCACCCAAGGTTAAACCGAAGGTTTAGGGGTACCCATGGTTACTTTGGGTTACTGAGAGGGTACCGGGGGGATAACCAAAAGTGTAAACTGTGAGATGTACACTCAGAACTTTATGCAATATTCTTAAAGGTAACCTCAGGTAGTCCTCAGGTAAGTGCATAGACCCGTAGGTAGACCCAGTGAATCACCTAAGGTTAACTTTAAGTATTGACTGTAGAGGGATGGAGTGGTGTATGCTGATAAGCATCACTACGGAATCCCTAGCGCGTCAGGAAGACCCTAATCGCTACAAGTGAGTAGAGAGCACACGAGAGTCTCCAGTCCACTGAGTTGCTGCTGAGTAACCAGTGAAGCCCCAAGGGCACCAGCAAGTACCAGCAGAAATCGCCAAGTAGTCCTATGGCGCAGTAAGGTTAACAATAAGCGCATAGGTCCTCCTTATGTTGGCTCTTAGTGTCTTATAGTGAGAGGGTGATAATATCATCACTACCCTCTGCCTTTAAGTCTCCTTAAAGTGAATAACTATATGAATGAATCTTTAAGTTGTCTTATAGTAATCTTTGAGTGGTCTCTCCCTATAGTGGGCCCTAATTCCAAGTGTCTGTTATACATGGAGTTTCCTCAAAGCGGCCTTCCGTGGCCTAATGAATCCTTATGCACAATCCCTGCATAGTTACCATGCGATGAACATAGAGTCGTCCCCGTCGTCTTCCCACCGGATGTCCACACCGTTGCTACTGGTGGCCCGGAACTGGGAGATGTTACTCAGGGGCTTCTCCATGTGGTGCTCCAAGAACTCCTGAAGTACCTCAGCCTCTATCTTCACAGCGTCCTGCTGCATCGTAGAGCGTAGGAACTCGACACCCAATGCTAACGCATCAAGTCGGTCATCGTGTGCCACAGCGCCCTTCTCACGGCTCATACGGGTCATCTGGTAGAACAGGCTGTACTTCAGAGCGTGCTTACCGTCTGCATCACGTGCCGTCTGGTAGTCCTGTCGGATAACCTCGTCACGGATAATCAAGCGGTGACTTGCCAGCACAGGCTCAAGGGTATCGCAGATACGGACCTCTTTCATACCACGAGCACGAATCTCTTCGAGTTGCGCCGGGTGATGCTTCAGGAGCACAGGCTGGAACACGTTACCAAACATACCGTCACCGAAGTTACTCTCGAAGACCACAGTCTGCACCTGCCACTGCTTAGCTTTCTTAGCGAGGAACTCAAGGGACTTCTCTTCGTAACCACGAGTACCGCCAGCGTCCATCAGGTAGATGTACCCGTTGAGGGTGTACAGTACGCACCAGCCAGTCTCATCCTTACCGCGACCACTGGGGTCAATGACCAGAATCTTACCCTGATACGCGCCAGTGTTACTTGAGGCTGTATGGAAGGAGTAAATCTCGTCACCCTTCATGCCCACGTTAGGAAGCTCCTCATTGCGGTTCTGACGGTTCGGGAGCCACTGGTAATGCATTGGGGCCTTGTCCATCTGTAGACCGCACACGATAGCGTCACGGAGGCGTAGAGGGTACTTCTCGGCATCACTCAGGTTAGGGTTGAGCATGAACTGAAGCGTGTAGCCAGCCTTGCCGTATTCCACCTCACGTTCCTGAAGGTCCATGGAGTCGAATCGAACCGGGTCAGTAGGTTGACTACCGAGACCCTCTTTGTCCTCATCGTACTCACTACGGAGCATCGGGGCCAGTCTGTCACCATAGTACAGGTCTTCCTCTTTGGAGCGGGGATACTGTGCAGGCCAGATAATGGTGGAGTACCCACGGTTGTCCTCAAGTTCCTTGTAGAGCGTCATCTCGGTCTGAGGAGTACCCAGATAGATAACACGGCTAGTCGGGAGAGGTTTCAACAGTGCGGCGAACTCCTGAACCAGCGTCCAGAGTTTCTCTCGGGCACCTTGGGTTGCAGAGTTACCCGGAATCTCCACGTCATCCGCAATGATGATATCGGCACGGCTACCAGTAAGCTGACCCGTAATACCCACAGACTTAACTGACGGGCTGTGGTCAGGCTTGGCAGGGCCTACATCAAAGCTAATCACGGAGTCACGCTGACCGGGGCGAGGCTTAAGCTCACTCAGGAAAGGCAACAAGTCGATGATGTTCTTGATGAAGATGGAGTTGGCGTCCGCACGTTCCTTTGAGGCCGAGACAATCAGTATCTTTAACTGAGGGTCACGCCATAGGGTCCACACTACGAACGCACACGTGATGAACGACTTCCCGATACCACGGAAAGCCTGAAGGATAAACTTCTTGTTCTTTGGGTCTGCCAGACACTTGGCCATGTCGATTTGACACTTGGTTGGTTCCGGCAGGTTCAGGGCCTTCCATAGCACGAAGAGAAAGGCGACAAAGTCACCCTTCAATTGCGCAATGATTAAGGCGTTCTTGGCTTGCTGAGAGTTACTCAATGTTCACCTCCCTTCCCTTGCAGCTTACGAATTGTATCCTGTAGGGCCTTCTCTTTGAGGTCGGCCTTCTGGGTTATTGCGATAAGACTTCGAGCAGTTGCTTCGTGTAGTTCGACGGAACCATCAACGAGGCATCGACCGTCTGGTCCTGCGGCGACACTGGTAGGTTTGACTCTGACGCGCAGCCGCTTATTGTCGCTACGCAAATCAGCAATAATCCTATCAGTGCTGCCCTCCAGCCCTTCAAGGTCTGCTTGGTACTTAGCCGATACTGCGTCAATCGCTTTCTGAGTTTCAGCTCTAGCCGTTTGCTTCTTAACGTATTCATTCTGTACTACCTCCTTCCATTTAGCGTCCGTAGATTGCGACCCCAAGTGCCACCCGAAGGCAAACACCATGATAGCCACAAGATACGGGACGATTCTCTTTGTGAACTCCAGCATAATGCCTCCCGTTGTTTCTCAGATTTCACGTAGGAACGCCTAGCGTAGTGCAATGACATCCATAAAGGCACTACATATAGTAGTACCTTGAGTATATCACTGTAGGGTGAACGTATCGTCGTCTGTCAGACCATCAGCACCCACCTTGGAGTTGTAAGCCTCCAGACCCTCAGCAAGACCGCCCAAGATGTTAACGTCAGGGGTCAGCTTAGAGATTTGGAACTTATGGCGCTCCAGTAGTTTACCAATGGCGTTGTACAGCTGAGGGGTTCGCTTCTCGGGATTCTTCAGGTCCATGAGCATCTGCTGAGCCATCTCAGTGTCTAACATTTCTAGGAACTTAATCAGGTCCATATGTTACTCCTTATAAGTCTGGGCGCTCATCTTTCATGAGTCACCTCTGTTTGCTTTCTTCCAGTCAATGATTTTGTCGACTACCTTGGCACCAATCTGAACCACTGTGTAGGCGATTGCCGCGACGTAGAACCACTCGTTGAGTGAGAGACCCCAGAAGAGTCTCGCTACACCGTCAGCCCCAGCGACACCCGCAATGGGAGCCGCCTTGATAACTTCGTTGTTGAAGTCTAGGGATAACATGTTACCTCCTTATACCCCAAAGGTGTCCAGTTTGAATTTCAATGAGGCATTGTCTTGCAGGACGGTAATCACCACACCGTTTGTCGTTGTCGATACAGTGAACATCCTTTGTCCGGGAGAAGACGTAGTGTCTATTCCACCAACTTTAGCCAGCTGTACAACTCCCTCTCGGTTAGACACGAGGTAGTCTTCAAGCTGCGTCCAAGTCTGCTGAGCCGACGTCCACAGGTTCACCAGAAGACGACCTTCGGTCCTGTTCGTGATTGGGATAGTCAGTGTCTCGCCATTGGAGAATAACCCCTTGGTACGGCTAAACCACTCGTTCCAAGTTAGGCTATACCCCGGAGCAGATACTGTAGGTTCAGACACCGTGTATGCTGTACGCTGGACCGTACTATCCTGCATCAACTCTTCCATGATGCGCCCTGATTTATCCCTGCGGACGAATGCCCGTTGGCGAATGCCGTTAGCTTGAAGGTCCACATCGGCCTCCATCTTGGCTGGGTTAAGCGCATTACCACCAACATCCAAGGTCTGGTTCAGGCGCGCGTCTGGTGCAATCCACCCAGAGGAATCCACGTTGTTGAAGAACTCTTCAATCGCTCGCCAGTATGACTGCTGGTGTCCCAGTAGGTTAGGGTGCACTGTCTGCATTGCTGGCACGCGGTCGAACAGTAGTACGTTCCCATACTTACCAACGGCCTCGAACCAGTATTTCTCAACGTCAATCAAGACGCACCCCATCTCCACGGCAACCTCACGCATCGCATCGTTACCTCTCAGGAAGCGAACACCCTGAGTGATGCGCTTGCCCATGAAGTCGAAGGACACATTTGATTGTGACACTGGTGGAATCAGAACGTCACCAGCAACGGGTTTGGCAGCAAATTGAGGCCACACCATGTCTATACTTGACGGGAGTTCCCACGAGTATTCCTCAATGTTTGGGTGCGGGGTGGTCAGGAGAACTACATCACCACCAGCGTCTCGAACCTTCTGTATTGCATTGCGAAGTCTCTGTTTGAAACCGTTGGCCCCGAAGGTCATCCCAGCATTATACTGCGCCGATGGGAAGTCGTTCATACCATAAGCGAAAACCGCTAGGTCCGGGAAGACACCAGTGGCGACAGTCGCAGGCCACTCCCGGTTGAGGAAATCGTTGATGTTGGAACCATCCACCGACTTGTTCGAGTATTCGAATGGGTAGATTCCAGCCTTGTTGACCGTCCTCTGGAAGTGCTCAAAGAATTTTGCTACTGGGGTATTTGGCGAGGAGTTGCCACCAATCGTTGCCCCATTGCCCACAGAGGAGCCATACCCGTAGATTCGGAACTTGTCTTGGAACCCAGGGACGCCGTGCCGATACGCAGTCATCTTGTCAATTAGCTTCGGGAACAGCGCCTGAGAAGCACTCGATGCATACCGGGTAGTTGTGATACTTCCTGTTACATCATTAGTGAGTTCGTCAATGGCCTCTTGGGTGGTGCGCCCATCCTTGAGCACACCAATGGTTGAGCCTTTCGGCTGGTTGAAGTTGTTCAGCATGTTGTCTCCTTATAATACAAATGATGCTAAGCGTGAGATGTTGACCACGCCAGTATGGCCAGAGATTCGCCACAGCGGTTTGCATTTAGCGGCCCCAGCTGGTGCTCGGAAAGTCCTTGTGGACGTGGAGATGAAGCGGTTGTTACCCTCGGCGAAGTTAGGCAGCGAAGAGTTGTTGAACACTTCTCGCATGTTAATCGCAAAGGCTTGGTCGGTTCCGATTAGGTTGCCATCGTAGTCGAACCACTGGACACCAATCGTGCACTGGATGTTTCCGGTACTCGCTGCTGCCTGAATCGACATTGCCCCGCCAATCCTCTGGAACGTACTCACCGGAATGAAACCTTTGGTGACCAGTGTGAAGTAACCGCCAGCCCCGGTCATTGCCAGCAGCTTACCAGACGTCCCTCCTGCCACAACCTCAGCCGAAAGAGCGTTTCGCTCGATGCACGTAAAGCGGGTCAATGCATCCATAGTGGCTGAGCTGTTCACCAGTGTCCCAGTGGTCTCATCTGCAATGTCCCACCCACGGTTCTGGATGTATGACTTGTTAGGAATCTGGAAGTACGGGTCTTTCAGGTAGCCTTGGAGCATCAACGTGGTCTCCGGGGAAGTCATGAAGATTTCCTCGGTATACGGGACAACCTCATGGCGCAGGTCCAGCCCGCTGATATACACAGGGGTAGACTTAGCGTCAATATGCATTCGGCTAGGTGAGTTGGTGCCAGTCGTATTCGAGCGGCGACGCGGAAGCACCGTAGCGTTTGCGATAGTGATTGCCCTGTTGGACCCAATGAAGCCACCTTGAGGCGCATCCACCTTAACCCACAGGTTGTCGAAGCCTTCGAAGTGGCAGCTGTTAAGGCCGACCTTAGAGTAACCCCAAGTCTCCGTCCCGTAGATGATGCTGCCACTGGTAAAGTCGAACGAGCAGGTATTGAACGTGAGGTCCATCCCCGGAGTGTTCATCTCAACGTGGTTACGGGTCGCCCCGCCGAATACGGTATCGTTGAACACCATCTTCTCACCGGAGTTGGCGCTAGTGGTGTACGGGAAGTACAGGTTCACCAGAGAGGTCTCGAAGTGACACTTAGTCGCCGTGAAGAGGTACGTATTGGTGCTACCAAATGTTAACCCGTAGCGTACACCTGAGGTTGCCACAGCGTAAAGGCTGACGTTACGTACATCGCTCATGGCCGTGGTGTTACCGACAAACAGTCCGTCAACTTGGTTGGCGTTCCCGTTACCCACCAGACGGAGAGTACCGCCTACCGAGCCTAAGTTCCAACCAGAGTGCTGGGTCGTGGAGATGCCAGTTACCTTGTTGGTGATTCGGATTACGTAGGAGTTAACCGGGAGAGATGCGCCGTTGATATTCACGTTACCAATTGCAACCACGGAGACATATGACGGTATGTCAATCTGCCTGTCAGTGGTGTAGTTACCAGCTGCAATATAGATGGTCTTGCGGCTGTAGAAACCGACAGTTCTCACGTAGTTGTCAACGAGGTTAACAGCGGTCTGTAAGGCAAGGCCAAAGTTCGGACCGAACCACGCTACATCAATGTAGGACTCTTCTCGCTTCCACCGTTTACCGCCAGCTGTTACGAAAACAGTATACCCGTCGTCCACAGAGGATGTGTCGGACTGATCATACACCAAGGTACCTCCAGACTTAGGACCCAGAGTAGGGCTAATCTCAGAGAGTACGATTCGCTGTCCATCAATGACTGGCTCAATGTTTCGCAGAATAGTTGCGGACTTAACCCCGTTCAGGAAATCCTGCACAGTCAGGCCACTCTTAGTGCCAATCTGGCTGGCTCCATCTGGTGTCGACAGGAGGTTAGACAGCGGCAGTACACCCTCAGAGGTGACACACTCCACAAAGTCGCCAGCATCGAGAGGCTTAACTAGGTGAATGGTCTTATCGCCGGAATCGTAAGAGTAGTGGTAACCCACAGACTGTCTGTCCCCGTTGATGTAAATGGTAGGCACAGCGAACACTGGTCCTTCGCGGGTAATCAGAATGGAGGTCTCTCCACCATTGGCCGACCCATTGTTATACACCCAGTTGATTCCCTTGATAGACGTGGTGTCATCTGCAAAGTTCTCGATGTAATCCTGAATGTCCTTCTCGGTCTGTTTGATTTCCGACAGGATGCCACCAGCTTCACCCAAGGTAGTGTCCAGCTGGTTCTTGTTGATTGCGTCAGTACCTTCAATACCCGGAGCCAGCCGAACGATTCTGCGGTTACGGGCATCAAGGTTGCCAGCATCATCTTGTGGCATAGCCAGCAGTGCCGAGTCACGGGCTTCCTCTGCGATATGGGCAGACTGAAGCTGAGAAACGTTAAGGTCGGCTGCACGGAGAACCGAGCCGTCACTGAAGTCGACCACGCGCTCTGAAGCTGAGGTGAATCTGCGGATTTCCACACGGTCGAACCCGGTAGTTTCCACAAGGAGCTTCACTCTGGTCTTAGACACGTAGCGGTACTCAGTGATATTACTCAGCAGTCTGCGGTTGTCGTCAGCTACCAACGACACACGGACAAACTTACGGGACAGGTAGTCGAACGGGATGTCAAACTCAGTGGACCCTGTAGGATACTGGATGACTG